CGGTTTCAATGTCCGGGATGGATGTGTTGTTTGCCATTAAATTATTTTATTTATTATTTTATATATATTTTATATTTTTATTAAAATTAAATTAAATTATTATTATATTATGCGAGATTGCTTGTTTTTCTACAAAAACCTTTTGCTAGAGGTCAGGGAAAGGTACGTTTCCGTACTCTCTAACCCACACAAGTTTTTGCATTTCGACTAGATCTTCAAACCTAAATTCTCTACACCGATCAGCAAAGGAGAATAAGTTACGAATGTCCTGAGTGGTCACGTTGAGCGCCTTATAATGGTAAGCTAGAGCAGCTACACCCATCTCGTACATAGGACCATTTCGTATCTTAGCCATATCTTGATTGACAGACAACTTTGCTTCTTCGAGATGCTTTTCGTCACGATAAGGTTTGGAAATGAACTTCGCGACACGGCGGATGATATCTGGGAACAATCCATACTCGGTGATGACATTTCCGGCAAATTCGGCAACGATGTCAACTTCAACTTTCATGTTGTACTTACGTGCATCGATCATATTCTTCCCCAGAGGCGTCATTGCAGGGACTTTATCCAACATAAGTAACGAGTCATCACCCTTCCACAATGCCAAATGACATTTACCGAGATCATAAAACATACCAACTAAACCACCGTTGGTATTTGTGTTCATGGTAAACGTACCGGCATACCCAGACAATTGCATGTAATGGTTCCATATGCGGTGACCGTCAAGTACCATCTTCCAATTTGACCGGAGTTCAAGTACTTGATTACAAATTTCAATAGGACAACCAGCCATTTTTAAGATCTCTGCCTCGCCGTGAATGACAAAATCGGCGAATGTCGTGTCGAATTCTGAGAAATCGTTGGCAAAGAAAACGAATTCATCGAATCTTTTGTTGTTGTCCTTAATAGCCGTCTTTATGCTCAACCTGATATAGTCGTTCAGCTCATCCTCAGATTGACCTGACACGACCATATTTTTAGTATGCGTTATCATGTTGTCCTGGGCGTGCTCCAGAATGCAACGGAAGTACGCAGATAACAGGATGTTGGTAAATTTCGGCCATGTAGCGACTCCTTGACCACATTTAGCGTCGCCTTTCTCATTAACTTTGTAGTTAAAGCCATCTTTCGCAATAAATTTACCTTGAGCTTTCGAAAAGAACTTTATTTGTCGCATTTGTTCAAACAACTCGCCATTAGCGAGCAATTCGTTGACTTGTTGCAGTGTCTCTCCATCACCACGAGACAACTTTTTAGTTAGCGCGACTAGATAATCGCGCATGTGCAACTGCAATCTTCTACGGAAGGACGGATCTCCGAGCTCTTTCTTCATCCGGTCGATGTCGCCGCGTGGCCCGTACCAAAGCTTGGCCACTGCGTCTAACCACATTCTCATGAGCTCATGAACGTTGTTATTAGTGTTCGCTCTTTGAGCGTACCTAGAAATAAACGTGAATAACCCTTCCAACTTACTGTTTGATCCTTGCTGGCGAACGAAGTTCAGCGGTGTCAGATACTTCATTCGAGGCAGGAAGTCCTTAGCAGTTAGTTCGTCTTTATTCAGACGAACCTTGGCGCTAGCCGCGACACTGGGGAATCGTGTCTCCACAATAGAGCCGAAATCATGCTCATACAGGAACAACGGGCGTATTGAACGTAGGTATGTGTCGACTACATTTTGCACGGTCATTCCAACTTTCTCAATAGGAACAACATCTCTACAAGACTCGACCTTAGGAGCTTGTGCAAAATGTACTTCATTATGCATCAATATGCCGCTTGCCTCAACGTAGTGGTAAATCGGGCACTCCGCAGCACGAATGAATGACCCTAACTGATCATTGTGACCTACTATAACGAGCTTATCTGTGTGACGGGTCAACGCCACGTAAACATGCTCTTCATGCTGCTCTAGAGATGTAGCTGCGGCCAAATTATCGACGTAAAGTTGTAGCTCGCGATAACGTGAGCCCTCAACCTCATGTATGGTAGCATAACCAGGCTCTTTTGAAGCTTGGTTGAACACGATAGTGGGCAAGTTAACCAGGTAGTCGGATCTATACAACGACGACTTGTTGCCATTGGACGTCGTGTAATGCGTACCATATTTAGCGTTGATCACTCCGATAACGTCTGCAGGCACTGTGTAACTGTGAAGGTTGTTATTGTACACGACAAAGTCTTTCACAGTGCGCACATCAGGCTGAACGCCCTCATAATCTATAAAGCCTATTTGATGCACATCACCACCGATGATCAAACCGTTGGGTTGTGCCATCCGTTGACGATAAGCCGCAATTAAAGACACGGGCATTGTATTGGCTTCGTCAATGTATATGTGCCTATAGTTACCAGCATTTCTCAAACCCACATGCATGGTGACGACCTGTGAGGCTGGCAATCGCTTCTCTTTTATGAGCTTTTCTTTTAGCTCGTTTGTTGGCACAACAATTAAGGCTTTTGGAAAATTTTTAATAACTTTAGTTGTTTTTGCCGCACCAGCAACACCAAACATGGTGGTAACACCAAATGATTCGTCCTTCTCTTCCACTACTATGTTATGTTGTTTAAGCGCCGTGTTAAGTTTAGACATGTCACCTTTCGGACACTTCATCCAAGTAGAAACGAACATCTGGTACGGCCTCGGAGGGTCGTT